TCTCATCCCGACTGTACGTAAACCTAATTCAGAAATCTGGTTTACCCTAAATCCAGAATTACAGTCTGATGCGGTATACGAAAGATACGTATTAAGTCCACCAGAAAATGCCGTTGTCCAACGCATGAATTGGAACGACAACCCATTTTTCCCTGAAGTTTTGGACATTGAGCGCAGAACTTTACAGGCTAGAGACATAGAGGCCTATAACAATGTCTGGGAAGGATTGTGTAGGGTTACTGTTGACGGTGCGGTGTTTGCCCGAGAAGTTCAGAGCGCAGAACTAGAAGATCGCATTACTAAAGTCAGGTACGATCCGACCAAGCCAGTTGTTGCTGTGTTTGACCTTGGCTGGGCAGATTCAACATCTATTTGGTTTGTCCAGTTTATTGCACAAGAAATCAGGTTAATCCGTTATGTTGAGGACAGTCAGCAGACAATGTCGCATTACCTTGCGCTGATGCAGACTTTTGGCTATGTTTACGACACTTTATGGTTGCCACATGATGCACAAAACAAAACCATCGGATCAAACGGACGATCTATTGAAGAAATCGTCAGATCATCAGGATTTAAGACCAAAATCATCCCTCGAACTTCTATCGCAGACTCTATTAATGCAGCGAGAACTATATTCCAAAACTGCTACTTTGACCGAGATAATTGCTATGATGGACTCCAATGCCTGAGACATTATCGGTATGAGGTCGATCCAGACACCAAACAGTTCAGTAAAAACCCGTTACACGACCAATATTCCCACGGAGCTGATGCTTTTAGGTATATAGCTTTGGGCGTACAGGAAACTAGACCAAAACAACCAAAGAGGGTAAACTATGCTCCACCACAATCATGGATGGCATAAATGGCATTAAATCCACAAGAAACCGATTACGACCCCATCATCGATGAGGCAAAACAATTCTTAAAGTTTGCCAATGATGCAGACACCATGAACCGCCAAGAGGCTTTAGAAGACCTAAAGTTTGCATCTGGTGGGGATCAATGGCCAGTTGATCTACAAAACTCCCGTAACCTAGAATCCCGTCCAGTTCTGACAATTAATAAGCTGGATGGGTATTGCCGTCAAGTTACTAACCAACAACGTCAGCAACGCCCTAGAATTAAAGTTCATGCGACCAATACATCTGAAGATGCTGCCGAAGCAGAGGTTATTCAAGGTTTAATCAGGCACATCGAGGTCAATTCCAATGCTGACAATGCTTACGATAACGCTTATAACTACGCTGTACGCATGGGTTGGGGATATTTGCGAGTCGATCACAGATATATAAGAGAAGATTCTTTCGACCAAGAGATTTTTATTGATCCCATTGACAATCCTTTTACTGTTTACATGGATCCAAATTCCATCGCAGTAGATGGGTCGGATCAGGAACGTTGTTTGATTACAACGATGATGCCCAAGAAGATATTTAAGGAGTTATATCCCGATGCGGATGAAACTTCGTTCACGCCAAGAGGCACAGGAGACACGCAAAGCGAATGGATTACAAGAGAAGACATAAGAGTAGCCGAGTATTGGTACACAGTAAGAGAACCCGCAACGCTATATCAGCTCTCCGATGGTTCTACACGGTTTGCCGAAGGTAAGGACTTCTTTGAGCGCATGGAGATGGCGGGTCTATTTGTCGTCAACGAGCGTAAATCCGTTAAAAAGACGATTAAATGGAAGAAATTAACAGCAATAGAGGTGCTTGAGGAGCGTGATTGGCCTGGATATTACATCCCGATCATTCCTGTTTACGGTCGTCACGTTGTTATTGGCGACAAGCGTAAGAAATTTGGTATGGTTCGTCACGCCAAAGATGCCCAAAGAATGTATAACTTCTGGGTCACCTCGCTGACTGAGTCTGTTGCGCTTGCTCCCAAGGCTAAATGGATCATGGCAGAGGGTCAGGACGAAGGTCACGAGTTGGACTGGGCTGCTGCAAACATTAAATCGATGGCAACTTTGCGCTATAAGCAGACCGATATTGATGGAAATCCTGCGCCACCTCCGCAAAGACTACAACCAGAACCTCCTCCAGCTGGGGTGATGGCTGCAGCGCAAGAGATCAATAACGACATGGCAACGATCATCGGGATATATGATCCTAGCCAACAACTCCCAGGCAATATGTCTGGCAAGGCGTTAAACGGTCAGCAAATGCAGGTTGACCTGACCAACTTTGACTTGTACGACAACTTAACCAAGTCAATTGCTTATGTCGGCAAGGTAATATTAGACCTAATTCCTAAGATTTACGATACTGAGCGCATGATGCGTATTATTGGGGATGATGGCAAGCCTGAATTACTCACAATTAACGAGCGCACCGCAGTCGGTCGGGTTAAGAATGACGTTACTGTTGGCAGATATGACGTGGTGATGGAAACAGGCCCAGGCTACAACTCTAAACGTCAGGAAGCGGTTGAGGCGATGATGCCACTCTTGCAAGGTAACGAGCAACTGTTTAACGCTGCTGCCGACTTGGTGTTCCGTAACATGGACTTCCCTGGCGCTGAGGTTATTGCCGACCGTTTGGCTGCTCTTAACCCAATGGCGCAGATTGACAAGCACTCTGACATACCGCCAGAAGCTCAGATTATGATCAAGGCAGCGCAAGGTCAGGCGCAACAAGCTCAACAGCAGATGCAAGCTATGCAACTGGCTATGAAGCAACGCCAAGATATTGAGCAAGTTAAACAACAGGCCGAAACACAACGTGAATTAATGCGCCAAACTGCTAAAGCTCACAATACCGAATTGATGGCTGAAGCTAGGGTACACGATATAAATACCAAGGCGATCACATCACAGAATAAGAGCGAGATTGAAGCTATCTCTGATCTATTATTGCATCACATGGATACCGCAAGACTTGAGAAAGAAATTGCGATGAGAAACCGTGAACAGTACAGAGCGATTGAAGCTGCAGATCGTTCCATTATGCCGAATCAGTCGCAATAATTGACAGTATAATTACTTTCAGTTATATTGACTAAACCTTACCCATGAGGTACATGGGGCATATTCTTAGGGAAATCCTATGTCTAGTGAGAAAGAAGCATCGTCTATTTTGACGAGCGAAAATTCAGGCGAGTTTTATGCTAACAAATTGGGTTTAGCTACGGAGACGGTAACTGAGGCGGTTGAGAACACTCCCGAGCCAGTTGCAGAAGAACCGCAGAGTGAACCAGTTGCAGAAGAACAAACCAAACCAGTAGAGGAAGGCGAGAAAAAGCCTAATCCAAAACTTGAAAAACGGTTTTCTGAGTTAACTAAGCAACGTGAATTGGCTCGTCAGGAAGCTGAACGAGAGCGTCAAAGAGCTAGTGATTTAGAGGCACGTTTACAGGCATTAGAGAAGAAAGCCGAGCCTGAAAAGGTAGAGCAGACTGATCAAGAGCCGAGGCCGAGTGATTTTACCGATGCGTTTGAGTATGCAAAAGCATTGGCAGAATATTCGACTGCTAAAGCGTTAAGAGAGAGAGATAGGGTAGAGGCCGAGCGCAAGGTAAACGAAGAACGCCAGAAGGTTATGACTTCATGGCAGACCAAGTTAGACCAAGCCAAAGCTGAACTACCTGACTATGACGAGATGATTGCTAGTGCTGGGGACATAACAGTTTCCGACCAAGTAAGAGACTCGATACTAGAGAGCGATGTAGGGCCAAAGATTCTTTACCATCTGGCTGAGAATCCCGAAGTTGCACAAAGGTTAAATAGTCTATCCCCCTCAAGTGCTTTAAGAGAGATTGGTAAGTTAGAGGCTAGGTTTGAAAAAACCGCAGAAGCGCCTAAGACTACTGTGAAAAAGAGTAACGCACCAGCGCCTATCAATCCGATTCGAGGTGGTACTAACGTTGATGTACCGATCACAGAAAACGGTGAGTTTACTGGGTCCATACATGAATGGAAGGCACTACGCAAATCTGGAAAGATTAGGTAACAATTTAATCCACATTAAAAAGGTAATACTAAAGTGTCTAATAATCTTTTGACTATATCAAAAATTACTAATGAAGCTTTAATGGTACTCGAAAACGAGTTAACATTTTCTTCAGAAGTAGACCGTAACTATGACGACCAGTTCGCTGTAGTTGGTGGCAAGATCGGTAATACCGTGAATGTACGCAGACCAGGACGCTTCGTAGGCGCGGTTGGTCCGGCACTTTCCGTAGAAGACTTTAACGAGACTTCAACACCAGTAACATTGTCAACACAGTTCCAAGTTGCGACTCAGTTCACAACTCAAGACTTGGCATTGAGCCTTGACATGTTCTCTGACCGTGTTCTAAAGCCTGCTGTTGCAACAATCGCTAACAAGATTGACCGTGACGGCTTGCAAATGGCTGCACTCCAGACTGCTAACATCGTTGGTACTGCTGGTACACCTCCCACAGGATTGATCACCTACTTGACAGCTGGTGCTTATCTTGATGCTGAAGGCGCACCAAGAGACGGACGTAGAGCTTGTATCGTTGAGCCTTTCACATCTGCAACAATCGTTGACAGCTTAAAAGGTTTGTTCATGCCTCAAGAAGCCATTGCGGAGCAATATCGCAAAGGTCTAATGGGTCGTGATTCTGCTGGTACAAACTGGAAACTTGACCAAAACGTTGTGAGCCAAACATTTGGTTCTTACTCAACAGCATTGACAACTGACAACACAGCTTCTACAGGCCAAGTTGGTTATTTGACAAGCGGTTGGGCACAATACTCTACAATTCAATTGAAGGGTTCTACTGGAGCTGCAACACTTAACGCTGGTGACGTAATCCAGATTGCTAACATTTATGCAACTAACCCACAAAACCGTCAAGCATATGGTTCTGGCAAACTGCGTAACTTTGTTGTTCAATCTACAACAACTATCGCTAACGGTACAGCTACAAGCATACAAGTTGCTCCAGCTATTATCATTGGTGGTCAGTTCCAAAACTCCATCGTTGTTGGTACAACTTCTACAACTGCAGCAGTTACACCATTCAACAACTCTGGCACATTGTCACCACAGAACATTCTGTTCCACCGCAATGCGTTCACACTCGCAGTAGCCGATCTTGAGCTACCTGAGGGCGTACACTTTGCTGGTCGTGCATCAGATAAAGAAGTTGGCTTGTCAATCCGTGTTGTTCGTCAGTACACCATTAACAACGATTCAATACCGACTCGTTTGGATGTGTTATACGGATGGGCACCTTTGTACCAAGAACTTGCTTGCCGTATCGCAGCCTAATTAATTTTTTAAAGGAAATATAAAATGGTGAATCCAGGACCAGCAACCACAGTATCGGCTCACCCAAGTAATATCGCAACGAATCAAGCGTTGCGTGTTATCGGTGTAGCCAAGGGTGTAAACCTTAACGCAACAGCACTAACCCCTATTCCTGTAGTTAACTCTACAGCGTATATGCCTAAAGAATTGATCGTTACAAACGTCAATAACGCAGGCGCAGCAGCTTCGATCTCCACATCGACAGCGTTGGGTATTGTTAGCACAGCGTCCACATCAGCAACTAGCCTTTTTGGTGCGATTGCTCCATCACAATTGACTACCGTTCTCGGTACATCATATGTTGATGCTGCTTCTGCTGCCATCCAGACTGCTATTGCTAATCAAACTTTATATGTGAACGTAACCACCGCAGCTGGAACAGCAGCGACTGGAGACGTATACGTGTATGGCTACGATTTCAGCTAATCCAGCCTGAAATTGAGGAAAGTCACCCTCAAAAGGGGTGGCTTTTTCTCTTTTTAAAGTTACAATTAACCTAATTTCCCAAAGGAAAAATCATGTCAAGCACCACCATTGCCAGGGGTAACATATTAGAGCAGTTCATTATTGCTCCATCCATTACCCCATCTGCGCTAACCACATCTTCCACACAATCTTTGCAAACTTTCAACATTGCGGGTCTGCAACCATCTGATATTGTGACTTTTTTGCAATATCAAGGTAACCAAACCTCAAACATCATGATTGCAAATTGTGATGTAGCAACCGCAGGCGTATTGACAATCCAATTCCAGAACACATCTGGCGCTGCGACTGCGATCACCCCTGCTGCTGGTGTATATGACTTCAAAGTACACCGCATTGAAGGCTTGCCAATCGCTGTTAACGCTGCTTAATCATGGCTAATACAAGCGTCTATCGTCCCGTAGGCCCAACCTACGCAGTAGCGGTTACAACAACTGCCAGTAGCTCTTTGAGCGTTATCCCAACGGGTAATGACCAAATCAACTATTGTGCGTTTTTGAATACCGCATCTACGCCTGTTGCTATTTCAATTGCGCCACTTAATCCTACAAGCATTACTGCTCCCGCAGCGGTTTTGCCAACCGCAGGAAACACATCAACATCGTTTGTCTTGGGCATTTCTATGTCTCAGCCAACCGTTATTGCCGTGCCTGCTGGTGGATTTAACTTGAGCGCAGTTGGTGCAGCGACAACTCTGTATGTAATGCCTGTAGCGGATCAATCATGACCAATCAAGTAGCATCTACACAAACAATCAATACTGTAGCGGTATTGACTTACGATACTTTACCAACTGTTTCTTCTGGATTTGGCGGTTCAACTGCTCAAGTTTTGGGCAACCAAATCGGCATTTTCAGAGTAATTTTTGGTAGTACAGCAGGAAATACTGGAACTTTTACGTTCCCGTTTGCTGCCCCAACTGG